TAAAAACACAATCCGCAGCATTATGCTAACAATCACTTTTTCAGAAAAGTAGTCTGGAACTTTTTTTTATTATATTTTTTTTTGGACATTTTTAAAATGTCCAATTTTGGAAAAATTATTTTTAAGTTTCAAAACAGGTTTTCTTAGATTCCATAATATTTTTCTTGTAAATCTATATTTGTATTTAGATATCAATGAGACAGCTAGTTTGGCTTCCTACACAGAATCCTGGAGGTATTCTCCGTCGTTCTCCTGTAACTGCTCGCAAACCGCACCATGGTTGGCATGGTTGGCATGGTTGGCATGGTTGGCATGGTTGGCATGGTTGGCATGGTTGGCACGGTGGCAATGGTTGGCATGGTTGGAACGGTTGGCACGGCGGCGATAGCGATAGTGACAACAATGGTGGGTACGGAAGTAATGGTGGGTATGGCAGCAATGGTGGGTATGGAAGTAATAGTGGATATGGCAGTAATAGTGGGTACGGAAGCAATGGTGGATATGGTGGTTATTATGGTAAGCGCACAGAACAACAATATCCCTACGTATAAAACTTGATATCATCTATCTACTACAACTTCCCTGGCAACTGCATGAATTACCTTGGAATAGTACGTATCGCGGTCTTGACCTGCCATTGAATTTCGTTGGATTACTATACACCTAGTTGAAAACTCCGAATCATTATCATTGTAATCAGGGTTCACTTTCTTCCAATCTAACAACGTTCTCGTGCTCTTCTGTGAAATCCTTTGTATAACTGTGTTTAACTTTGCTGGACCGGTTTCTTTCGTCCACTTATCGTCGTCCTTTATATACATGGTCTCGCGTTTTAGGTCGGTACAATGAATCGGACGTTCATTAATGGATAGTTGTCTTAGGTTATCCAGAAATATCTTGGAAATACCACCTACGAAACCCAATTGGGCATTGTTCTCCAAGTCTTCACGGGAGACCTCGATTTTATTTATAAAGTCAGATAGATTCATGGCATCCTTACACTGTTCATTGAGGAAGACATTGATATTGAACTTTTGATTATTGTTCGTATTCGTTACTGTGTTATTTGTTACAACTGTATTATTTCCATTTTTATATAATTCTAATATCTGATTCTGAAAATCAGTTGATTGTTTATGTAGTTCTTGATGCAGTTCGTTATTATTTTTCATAAGTTCCATAACTAAATTAGTTAGAGTATCTACAGATTGTGGTTGTACTTGGGTTTTAGACTGACAATTTTTTACATGTTTACATAGACCAGATTGATATTTGTAACTATTTCCGCAATTCTTACAGTCGAATGTTTTATTGATTTTTTGGACAGTTGAATTATCCATTTTATCCGTCGAGTGCTTACGAGTGCCTAAATGTTTGGCAAAATCTTTTTTAGAACAGCATTTATACTGACATTTTTCACACTCGAATGAAATTGGGAGTTTGGGATTTTTTAAGTTATCCATAATTACTCTATATTGGATAATTAGAAAATCTTCTAAATGAATTCTACGCGCAAAATCGGAAAATTCTTATGCTAACAACACGTTTTTCAAAAAACGCAATCCGCAGCATTATGCTCACAGCCGGTTTTTCAGAAAAGTGGTCCGGAACTTTTTTTTATAATATTTTTTTTTGGACATTTTTAAAATGTCCAATTTTGGAAAAAATAATTTTAAGTTTCAAAACAGGTTTTCCTATCTTTTCACTTGGCTGGGGGTATTAGTATTTATAGCCGGTCTAGAGCCTGATTCTCACTAGTAACCGGGTCAAAATATTCGAAAATTACTAAACAACCACGAGTTCCAGCAGAACCCGCAATTGAATTAACTCCTGATGCGCGTCCAGCACCACCATCGCCACCATTTCCGTAGCCAACCGAATGCGTATTTACAAATCGAACTGTACCCTGATTATGAAATCCGCTATTATCAGGGGCACTTATTGCGTTATGCGAGTTACTTGGATTTCCAGTATAAGTCCCCAGAAAATCGGAGTACAACATCATTCGACCCGTTTTAAAAGAAGAGACGGTCGAAGCCGCATTCGCTAAATTTGAACCAGTGCCGTCGAAATTCCCCCCTTTACCTCCTGGTCCTCCATATGCTCTTATTCGGGTAGTGCCATTATAAACAAAATTTGTCTCGCCTCCGGCTCCCCCGGTAGTTCCAATAGTATTATCTGGAATAACTTTCGCTCCACCTGCGCCACCCGCGCCAATTGTGAAAGTAATCACAGTTTCTCCACCGGACCCAGTTTCTGTCGAAGCAGGTCCGGGATAAGTAACATATACACAATTTCCTCCAGTTCCACTATTTCCTGTATTTGCGCCAGCGGACGAGGTATTTGTATTACATCCTCCGGCTCCACCGCCACCCCCTCCACCAACTACTTGTGCCATGAACCAGGTGCAATTTGAATGTAACGTATGCGTAAATGTTCCTACAGTACTGTATCTAGTATTCTTAGGACCGAACATTAGACCAATATCGGTGCCATTAACTTTGTATCCAAAATAACCCGCTTTTCCTACAATAGATTGGGAATCAGACTCGACCATAAGCACATCGGAAAATGTATTCTGTTCGACACCATCCTGTAAATAGCCCGTTGTGGCGGTTTTTGGAAAAAAATTGGTAGCTCCTTTTAAAACATCCAATAAAGGCGTAACTTTGCCATTGTAATCGTTGTTATACTTGAACCCAGACATTAATATATATATATGCCATAATAATTTTTAAACTGATGAAGATTTCAAATGGGCGTCCGTTTGCGTTTTTAATTAGTAAAGGTGTATTTTTGCCGGCTAAAAATAGGATTTCATAATATTATTCTTGTAAATTAGGAAATGTCTTTAGATATCAATGAGACGACTCGTTTGGATTCCCGTGTATCGTAGTGCACCTCACCCTCTCCCAGTCACAGTCCCTCAACCTCCTGCTCCAGGTAAATCTCGATGTGGCAATTATGATAGGTACCACGGCGGCTATTATGGTGGGTACGGCGGGTACCCGAATTATTTTGGTGGGTATATAGAACAACGATATCCCTACGTATGATTCATATTAGAGTATTATTCGAATATGAATTTGATTTGATTATTTGCTATGGATTACCAGACAAAGTATTATTAAGTTGATTCAAACCGTTAATCAATTCGGTCATTTTATTTACTATTTTGGACGTTTCTTTTTGATTCTGAATTGCTTGTTCAGATATAGCTTTTATATGTTGTGCTGCTTGCTCTGTTATACATTTTTGTAGTTCGCTATTCTGATTAAATAGTTGTGAAATTACGGTCATATAATCCGTCTGTGGAGTTTCTGTTTGTAATAATGATTTATTGATTTCTATATCAACTGCGTTCAATGATATATTACTAGAAGGTTTTATTTCTTTCTTCAATTTGTGACGTTTTGATAAATTGTGGCGCTCTAGCATCGACTTCTTACGGCATTCGTAATCACAATCTTGACATTTAAAATTCGTTTTGGTTTTAGGCAATTCTTGTTCTGTTTGTATATGTTTTTTTGTTATAATATGTCTTTTCCAGTCTATTGGCTTTACACACGATATGTCGCACGATTTACAATAAAATCTAGATTCCGTTTTATTGGTACTCAATACAACCTGACATATTTTAGGTTTATCGTCTTTCAGCTTCAGTGGTTCAATACTATTTAACGTAGCTTTTAAATCGAGATAATGTTCTTGTTCTCTCTGTTTTGCCTCGTGTAGGTCTTTACAATCATAATGAGCCACTATTTCCATTTTCCAGTTATCCCACCCACCGTTGTCACGAATAAACTTATATAATTTTAAATGGGAATCTGGTGAATTTACATTTTTGACACTATTTGAGTGAGCATATTTTCGCTTAACAAAGTCAGTTGTGTGTCCTACATATTTATCGGTTATAGTAGAGTCGTTGCATGTAATTTTATAAATTATAGTTGCTGAATAATCTGCTATTTTATTCATATATTAGTATTGATACAATTAATCTTTATATTATATCAATTTTACGGCAATGTCGATTTATCTATCTACTATAACTTCCCTAGCAACTGCATGAATTACCTTGGAATAGTACGTGTCGCGGTCTTGACCTGCCATTGAATTCCTCTGAATTACTATACACCTGGTTGAGAACTCCGAATCATTGTCATTGTAATCTGGGTTAACTTTCTTCCAATCTAACAAGGTTCTCGTGCTCTTCTGTGAAATCCTTTGGATAACCGTGTTTAACTTTGCCGGACCAGTCTCCTTGGTCCACTTGTCATCATCTTTGATATACATGGTCTCGCGTTTGAGGTCCGTACAATGAATCGGACGTTCATTGATGGATAGTTGTCTTAGATTATCCAAGAATATCTTGGAAATACCTCCTACAAAACCCAACTGGGCATTGTTCTCCAAGTCCTCACGAGATACCTCAATTTTATTTATAAAATCAGATAGATTCATAGCGTCCTTACACTGTTCGTTCAAGAAGACATTGATATTGAACTTCTGGTTGTTGTTATTAACATTTCCATTGATAGTATTAGTACTTGGTTTGACAGTTTCGAGAACCTTATTAAATATTTCGGAGGTTTCCTTCTTATGCTCAGTTGCCTGTTCGGTTATGTAATTCTTATGTTCGGTTGCTTGTTCGATTATGAAATTCTTGAGTTCATTGTTCTGATTCAATAATTGTGAAATAACTGCCATAAAATCAAGCGGCAACAAATTTGGGCACTTTTCAAAGCTTCGGATGGCTGACGGTAAATTTAGATTATTGTCGACGGCGCTCGATGGTGCCGAGCTGGACATATCAACTACTCTCAACTTATGTTTATTTGTCATTTTATGCTTGTCCATCAGTGATTGCTTACAGCATGTATAGTCACAAAGTTCGCAAATAGCTAGTTTTTTAGATTTTTTTTTACTTCCGGAATGTTTCTGTGTTTCAAGGTGTTTGTCCCAGTTCGATTTCTTAAAGCATGTATAGTCACATTTGTCGCAATGAAAATTCTCTGGCATTTTATTATAGCACGAGAAAAATTTCCTAAAGTCTTGCCGAAGTTGCCTAAATTGTTGCCGTGTCGTTTTTCGAGAAAATTCTTATGCTAACAACACGTTTTTCTAAAAACACAATCCGCAGCATTATGCTAACAATCACTTTTTCAGAAAAGTAGTCTGGAACTTTTTTTTATTATATTTTTTTTTGGACATTTTTAAAATGTCCAATTTTGG